GGTAATGAGGATACTGGTGGTGGAACAGCATATGGTGACTTACAATTCTTTACAAATAATGGAGGTGGTTCAGGTTCTAGACGAATGACAATAACAGCATCTGGTAGAGTTGGTATTGGAACAGATGACCCAGATTCATTGTTAGATGTAAATGGTGTTATTAATATTAAGAGCAATCCAGTAATTGATAGTGACGGAACATCACACTATTTGAAAACACCTTCAGGTGGTGCTATGTATTTCTTCCATGGCACTACCAATATGATGTATTACAGCTCATCTGCACTTTTACCTGGAGCAGATAATGCTAGAAATTTAGGAAGCACCTCACTTCGTTGGGCAAACATTTACACCACTGATTTACATTTAAGCAATGAAGGTAAACCAGAAGGGAACGAAGTAGATGGTACAACAGGTAACTGGACTATCCAAGAAGGTGAAGATCAACTCTATATTATAAATAATAAAAATGGTAAAAAATATAAATTTGCATTAGAGGAGATAGAATAATGCCAGTTAGATCAGGATCAAACAAAGAATATACCGATTTTCAACTATTAATTCCTCTATGTGATACAAGCGGTAATGTGGTAACTTGGGATAATTATGTTGAAATAGAGCCTAGATATACAGATGGTACTACTGCTCCGTCTAAAACATTCTCTAGTAGTGGAGATTATGCTGATCCAACAAATCATGACGTTTCAGGATCGGGGTGGAGTTATGATTTTCGATTAAATTATATGAATCCAGGAGGTAACGCCTGGTATAATTATACATATGACACTAATTCAGGAAGAAGAGGAAATTCTAGTACTCCTGATAATGGTACTTCACTACAGGATTTTGGTGAATATGCATCACTTTATTTAGATATGCATATAGGAACATCACCACATCCAGGAACTGGCACTTCATATGCTCATATTTCTATTTTACATAATCAATTTGGTGCATACTATGCTTATCAATACACAAGTCCCCCTCCTGTAAATTATACACAGGCTAGAACTTCATTTCCTGTAAATGCAGCATCTGGTCAAAATATAAAAGTAGCAGGGCAAAATTATGGAAGAGCATATAGTCAAAATTTTTGTATAGCAGATATACAAGCTTGGGGGTGGAATAATGTTAGAACTCTTAGATTCATTAATCACGGAGGGGGAGCAGCTTCTACTAGTAGAGTAACAATTACAGGGGGCCAATTAATCATACATGGAAAAACTGGTGCAAGTTCTGGTGCAGGAAAATAAGAGGTAATAATGTTTATTAAAGACGATGAAATGATTTTAGAAAGAAAATTAACAGGACCTTATCCTCCTGAATCTTATCTTGACAGTTACAAATATGTTTATGATGAAGATTTTAATTTAATTCACACAAAGGATACTATTATCGTTGAATGGGAATTAGCAGACATCAATTGGTTTGCTGGTCAACATATAGAAAAATACTATCCACTTTGGAAGCAAAGTAATATTACAAGAGAAGGTGGTGATAATTTAACAACAATGAATACGTTTATAGATGCTGTAAGAGCGTGGTCTAATCAAGATCCTTTACCAGACCCGTGGGATGGAACTTTAGAAGATATAACGCCGTAAAGTATATAAATAGAATATAATAGGAATTTAATATGGCAAAACCTAACAGCAGACAAACACTTATTGATTATTGCTTAAGATCATTGGGCGAACCTGTGATCGAAATAAATGTTGACGAAGATCAAGTCAGTGATAGAATAGACGAAGCTCTACAATTCTATCAGCATTATCATGATGATGCAATTGAAAAAGTGTATCTTAAACATACAGTCACTGCAGACGATATTACAAATGGTTATATACCCATTAATGATTTAGTTACAGATGTTGTAAGAGTTCTTCCTTTAAGAGAAACAGTATCATCAACAGACATGTTTGATATTCGATATCAAATACATTTAAATGATATATACGCTCTTGGTTTTATGGGAAGTCTTACAGAATATGTAATGGCTCAACAATGGTTATCTCTTTTAGATATGGTTGTTGACTCAGATGAAAAACATGTTAACTTTGAAAGACATCAAAATCGTTTAACAATTTTTATGGATTGGTCAGATGAGGTAGAGGTTGGTGATAATCTTATCATTGAATGTTATCGTATTATCGATCCAGACACTTATACAGATGTATATAATGATTACTTCTTAAAAAGATATGCAACTGCATTAATCAAAAAGCAATGGGGTCAGAACTTAATTAAGTTTGAAGGTATGGTCATGCCAGGTGGAGTCACATTTAACGGACGTCAATTATATGATGATGCCGTACAGGAACTTGAACAATTAGTAGAAGAAGCACGATTGAATTGGGAAAAACCAGTCGACTTCATGACAGGATAAAACATGCCGAGAAATGTATATTTTTCTCAGGCCGTAAAATCTGAACAGAATCTTTACGAAGACCTGATAATCGAATCACTAAAAATATATGGACAGGATGTCTATTATATTCCTCGTACTCTTGTCAATCGTGATGATATCCTAAACGAAGACCCAGCATCAAAATTCGATGATGCATATCTCTTAGAAATGTATATTGAAAACACTGAAGGGTTTGAAGGTGCTGGTGATTTATATTCTAAGTTTGGATTAGAAATACGAGATGAATGTACATTTATTGTTTCACGAAGAAGATGGGAAACAAGAGTAGGTATCTTTTCAGATAATGTAATTGATCCAAGACCACAAGAAGGTGATCTTATCTTCTTACCAATGACCAATTCATTCTTTGAAATATCTTATGTTGAAGATGATCGACCATTTTATCAACTCTCGAATTTACCAGTATATCGTATGCAATGTAATCTCTTTGAATATAATGATGAGGACTTTGAAACTGGTATAGTAGAAATTGATGATAAATCTTCTCAATCAGCATATCAGCTTGCGATGGATATTACCATTACAGGAGGTAATCATTTTGAAGTTGGCGAAATTGTTGAACAAATATTAACTGCAGCAGATGGTGATACTCCAGCAGTTAAAGTATTTGGTGAAGTACTACAAAGAACAAAAACATCAGATGTACTCTCAAAACTATGGGTAGGTCATATTGGAGCTTCTGGTACAACAGAGGCAAAAGATTTTAGTGTTAATGGTACAATTACAGGTCGAACATCATCATATACAGGTACAATTGCTACAATATATAGCGATTTAACAGATACCACAGGTCAGGCATGGGCTTCAGATGAGGCCGCACAGAATGTTGACTTTGAAATAGATGCAGATGGATTTATTGACTTTTCAGAGTCAAATCCATTTGGTGATCCATCGGAGACATACTAATGTTTGGAGATCATTTTTATCATGCAACAATGAGAAAATCAGTGGCTGTATTTGGTACACTATTTAATAATCTAAAAGTCATACGAAAAGCTGCTGATGGTAGCGTTTTAAATCAAATACGAGTTCCTTTGGCCTATGGACCAAAACAAAAGTTCCTAGCACGTTTAGATCAAGAGACTGGTTTTGATGCTCCTATGGCAATTAAACTTCCAAGAATGGCATTTGAGATTACATCTCTTACAATAGATACTACACAGAAACTTGCAAAACGCAATCAAGTCGTTGAATTACATGCTTCTGATGTAACAAAAAAGAAAACAATTAAACACTTTACTTCTTACGATATTGGTATGTCACTTTATATTCTGGCAAAAAATCAAGACGATGGATTACAAATAGTCGAACAGATACTCCCGTACTTTACGCCAGAATATAGTGTGACTATTAAGCCAATTGATGGCTGGGATCATAAACAGGACGTTGCTGTTATATTAAATAATGTTGCAATTGATGATCAATATGAAGGTGATTTTGTAGAAAGAAGAGTTCTTATATACCAACTAGACTTTACAATGAAAATGAAGTTCTATGGACCTACAGGAGATTCAAAAATTATTCGTGAAATTAATATCGATTTTCACGATAAAGAGAATACAGCAAAATTATTTGAAGAGATGGATTTTACAATTAGTCCATCAAATGCTGATGAAGATGATAATTATACAGTTGTAACTACAATTACACAAGATGGTACTGAATAATGGAAAAGAAAGAAAAAATGATGGCAAGTTTAGAAAAGAATTTGCCAACAGTAAAACAAAATAGACCTATTCAAATTGATAAAGATGTAAAAGATGATTATGAATTCTCTCGTAAAACATATAAGGATTTAATATATACAGGTACAAGATCAATGGATGTACTGGCCGAATTAGCTCGTGAATCAGAGCATCCAAGAGCCTTTGAAGTACTTTCGCAAACAATTAAGAACCTTGGTGATGTTACTAAGAATCTTATGGATTTGCAAAAGACAAAAAAAGATTTGACTAAAGAAGAAAGAGAAGAAGCGAAGAGTGTGACAAATAATAATGTTTTTGTAGGTAGTACTACTGATTTACAAAGAATGTTATTAAACAAGGATAATGTAATCGATGCAGAGAGTCAAGAATAATGAATTCGGTTACTTAGGTAATCCGAATGTCAAACGAGACGGAGTAGAAACTTCCTTTACAAAAGAAGAAATTCTTGAGTATCAGAAGTGTATGCAAGATCCTGCATACTTTGCTCGTACATATATAAAAATTATTTCACTTGATGAGGGATTAGTACCATTTGATTTATATCCTTATCAAGAAAAAATGTTTAAGCATTTTAAAGATAATCGTTTTAGTATTGTTCTTGCTTGTCGGCAAAGTGGTAAATCCATTTCATCGGTTGTATATCTCTTATGGTATGCATGTTTTCATCCAGAGAAAACAATTGCAATTCTTGCAAACAAAGGTGCAGTTGCAAGAGAAATGTTAGCAAGAATAACACTTGCACTAGAAAATCTTCCATTCTTTCTTCAACCAGGTTGTAAGGCTTTAAATAAAGGAAGTATTGAATTTAGTAATAATTCGAAGATAATAGCTTCGGCTACATCAGGAAGTTCAATTAGGGGTTTATCCATTAATTTACTTTTCCTTGATGAGTTTGCATTTGTTGAAAATGATGCACAGTTTTATACTTCAACTTATCCTGTAGTATCTGCTGGTAAGGAAACACAAATTGTGATTACATCAACAGCAAATGGAATAGGTAATATATATCATAAGTTGTGGGAAGGTGCAGTTCAGGGAACAAATGAATTTAAACCTTTTAGAGTTGATTGGTGGGATGTTCCAGGACGTGATGAGAAGTGGAAACAGGAAACAATAAACAATACTTCTGAATTACAATTTGAACAGGAGTTTGGTAATACATTTCATGGTAGAGGAAATACTCTTATTGGTGCTAATTATTTATTAGCTCAACAAAGTAGAGATCCTGAGTTTTATAAAGAAAATGTCTTTATATATGAACAACCAAAGGATGACCATGAATATGTAATGACAGTGGATGTATCAAAAGGTCGTAATCAGGATTATAGTACATTTACAATTATTGATGTAACTGAAAAACCTTTTGAGCAGGTATGTGTATTTAGAGATAATAATATATCTCCAATGCTATTACCTGACATTGTATACAAATATGCAACTACATATAATAATGCATATGTTGTTATTGAAAGTAATGACCAAGGTGCTGTGGTTTGCAATGGTCTATATTATGATTTAGAATATGAAAATATGTTTGTAGAATCAAGTATTAAAGCA